TGGAAAGCATTTCTTCGCTCTCGCTTCGGTGGGAACGGGGTTGGCAGACCGTCTGGTGTCGGTTCCGCTGCATCCTTTTTACGGAGGGCGCACGAAGGCGGTTCCGCTTCGGAGGTAAAGGAGATTACTGACCGCTTTAGGGCAAGAGAGCTTACCCCTCCTGAACTTGGGGAGTTAGCGGCACGGGTACCGGGGTTTATATCGGAAATGGTCACGAAAGTGATTTCATTAGACGCGATTGCCCCAAAGGTACATGCGAATAGGGAGAGGGTAAATACAGGTATGATATCGCGTTACGCGGTGGAAACTGTATTCTTCTTATACGACAAGAACTCGGAGTTGAGTCTTGAAGATTGGGAGGTTGCAAGGGAGATTCTGTTTTCCTTGACCGCCTGTTGGTTCGAGATCAATTTTGATGAGATCCCGTGTTGCCGTCAGGTCGCGGTGTTGGAGAGGGGATTTAAGGTCCGGGTTGCGACTCCTTTGGAGGCACCATTTCGGTACGTACTATCCCTCATCAACAGTATTCTGTTGCAGAAGCTAGAGGAGGACCCGAGGGTCGTCTCTGCGCTTCACGGTAATCCGGCGGAAATGCTGGATTGGACCTTGGGTCGCCGTGGGAACCTGGTTCTCTCGGCTGATTTAAAGAGTGCGACGGATTACTTTCCGCAAGACCTGATGCATGATGCAGTCGAGGTCCTAGCAGAAAATTGGCCTGACGCTTTGCGCCAGGTCTTTTTCCGAGCTGTTGGGCCACATCGGCTCTTCTCGCCCAATGGGGAGGAGTCGGTTGTGACTAGTCGGGGGATCCTTATGGGATCCCCAGTTTCATGGCCCTTATTGTCCATGTTGAGTTCCTACTTACATTCGGTAAGTGGCTCAGATGGGTGGTTTGGGGTGTGCGGCGACGACTATATCGGCTGCCACACACACCGCACATATAGGAGGTATATGTCCGCGAGGGACGAGATCGGCGCTGTCGGATCTCCTGGGAAGGACATCCTCGGGTTTCAATCCGTGGGTGTGTTCGCAGAGGAACTGGTGACTGTCGGTCGTTGTAGGTATATTCCTACCGTCTCGATCCGAGCTGTCTTGGGGGACCCTAAGGCTGGGATTCCATCCTGGTCGCAGGGGCCCGAGATTAGTGAGGCCTTGGGTAAACTGGGTTTATCTAGGGTTGCGGAAGCGCGTGTGTGTTCGAGGTTGAATGCAACCCCGATCATGCAACTCCGACGTGTTGGAATCGATCCATTCGCGCCTCGGTGGTGTGGTGGTGCCGGGTTTCCCGGGCTGCCGCTCCAAACGAGTTTGGTCCGGGCCAGACGGATGATGTCCCAATCTTCGAAGCAAATCCTTAAATGGGTCACTGCTTACGAGATTGCTTGGACGACGTTTGTGTCCGATGCTGACCTTACTTCCGCGGTTGTGGATGACGTTTCCAAATACGATGATGTTAACTGGGATTCCGGGGTAGCCGGAGAATGGGGGCCTGTGCGCGACGTAGTGTCGGCGCGTTTGGGTCAACTTTCTTGGGGTTTCCTTCTCGCTGGCGCTGCGAAGCGCGAGTTGAGAGTAGGACTATCACGGACTGCTCGGGCGATTAAATCGGTTAATGAGGAGGTAACCGCACGCGGTTATTGGGCCTCCCCACACGAGAAAATCGTTCGAGGTGAAGGACTAGTTGATGCGCTCCAGAGGTTGGAGCCGCAGATGAGACCTGTCGTATTCACTCCCATCTTGTCGTCTGTCCGTGTTTCGGGCGTTAGTGTTGATCCCTTCACAGCGAGGGGGGAGCTTTCCGGTCCGTGGAGCCCTAATTGGGCACCGCGGAAGCGAGCTAGATTGGTATAGGGGTCCTTCTTTAGGAGGGTCCTGGTATAGATATGGTTCGCAAGCATGCAGACGATTCCTAATTCCTTGGATAACTGTTTGGCGGTGTGGTTACACTGGAATGACGTTACTTGCCGGAAGGCTATGTTTACGTTCATACCGGCGATGGGACTGGGTCCTAGTCGTTGGTTGCGCATCATGTAAGCCCTTTTGGCCCTTAGGAGGATGGGACAAGCCCATATCCCTATGCGAACCGAATACTTCCACACTGTCAGATTGTTATGGAGCATGGACGATTCTTCCTCAGAGTCGATCGTGTTCCCTATGGG